GCCTCGTACATGTTGTGCATGTTCGGGGCCGACTGCGCAAGCTGGAGCTGCATCTGCGCGAGCTGAATGCGCTGCGCGGTGCTGAAAATGTTGGGGTCCGCCACCGGCAGGACCGACACCATGTCGTTGAAGTCCGAGCGCTTGATCTTGCGGCTCGCGCCAGGCACCTCGTACGGGTACTCGTCGGGCAAAAAGGTACCAAACCCCTCAAACAGCAGCCGGAACTCCAGCGTCTGCGCATAGTGCATGCGTTTGTGGATGCTGGACATGACCATGGAGCCGCGCTCCAGCAGCGCCAGCGTCGTTCCGACCTGCGCATACTGGTTGCCGTCGCCAACTTGCATGTCGGCGGTGCTGGACAGGCGTTTTCCGGCGTCCACAAGGAAGCCGAGCAGGCCAAACAGCACTTGACTCGGCTCTTTGTAGGGCAGCGGCAGCAAAGAGGCCGAGATTTCGGCCCCGCCGACGTCAATATCGCGCCATTCGCCCGGCTGGATCGGTGTGGAGTCGTCCGCGATCCGCGCTCCCTTGGCTTTGAAGCCCGCAGGCAGGTTTGAGAGCGTGCCAGCGTCGATCAACTGGCGCAAAGCGCTGGTTGCGCCCTTGGACAGGCCCCCAACGAGGTGCACAAAGCCCAAACCGTACGCGCCAGGGCCTTCCACGAGCACGTAGTGCACGAAATAGTTCTTGCGCTCCTTGAGTTTGCTGTTTTCGCGCCAATTCCGACGAATCCCGACAACCTGCAGGCTGTCTTCGACCATCGTGACCACGTAGGGCAGCTTGATTCCGGTAGGCGCGCCGCTGGCATCCTTGTCTTCAAAGCCTTGGATGTCCAAATCGACCATCATCTCCAGCAAAAACACCTCGCCAACGTCGTCCGTCGGCTGCACCCCCACCGCTTTGTCCACTGCTTCCTTGATTTGGCTCGGATCAGCGGGCAGCGCCATGGTCTGCACGGACACATCGAGGTACTCACCGGCGACCACGCGCTTGCGATAGTCGTTGGAGTCCATCGCAATGCGGTGTGTGATCCGCGAGCACTGGCTCATGACGCTCGAACCGTTGTACGGGATGTACACATCGTCGGCCAGGCACAGTTTTGAGACCATGCGACCGAGTTGGTAGTCGTAGTAGACCTTCTTGAAGGTCGAACCACCGTACCCGGTGTAGAAAAGTAGCTGGTCGAACTCCGGCGTGTACTCCTCCATCACCGTGGTGATCTGGTAGTTCATGAAATCCTGCACGCGGGAGGACTGCTGGTACTTCTCGACCGTCTCCTTGCCCACAATCTGAGTGCGAACAGGGCCGCCAGCGGGTAAGAGCTCCTTGAAAGCCTGTGCCTGGAACTGCACGATGGCCTCGGTGAGCATCGGATGGGCCACACCAGAGGCCCCACGGAAGGGTTTGGTGCGCTCTTCGAGCTTCAAGCCCAGCAGATCAAGGCCCTTGGCGTACATCTGCTCCCAATCCGAGCGTGAGCCCTTGTCCGCCTCGAACAAAGCACTCACATCGCGAGCGATTCGGCCCAGTTCGTCGGGGTCAATGACCTCTGCAAGGTTGGCGTAGAAGTCCACCTCCTTGGCATCGTCCTCACCGATCTCGACAGTCGCGCCGCCGTCCTCGTCGATGATCACTTCGATGTCCATTTCAGGCTCTGGGAGCCCGACGACCACGTCCAAAACGGGCGCTTGATTGACTGCTTTGTCGATTGGCATGCTGTTTCCTTATGCGTGGCGCTTAACAGCGCCGCCGTGCTTGTATTCGTAGGGCTCTCCGGTCATTTTATTGACCACCCTCTTGTCAAACGGCTTCTTCGCGAACAGGTTGGTGGCCGTGAGCAGCGCTCGCAGCTCCTCTTCGCTGGCCTCTGGGGAGATCATGCTACTCCAGTGTGGCCCTGCGTCAAGGACATTGCGGACTTCGACCAGGCGCACGTTTGGATCAGCGAATGCTTCCTGCCATCCCTTGTCCTTGCGGTAGAAGTCAGTCCACTGTTCGCCCTTGGCGTCGAGAACTGCATCTGGTTTCGGGGCGTAGACGGGGATCACATACCCCATGTCGCCCGTGTAGGTCTGCGCCAGGCTCGGACTTTCGGTCAGCCAGACACCGCCCTTGGTGTTGAACTTGGTCACGTCGCGGTCACCAGACTGCCGGGAGAGCGAGCGGCCTGCAGAAGCCTGCGAGCGACGCGAATCACGCATCGCGGCCTCGATTGCATCCGGCCGTTTCTGGCCTCGTCGGCTGTAGGCTGGATCAACCCGTCCTCGCCGGCTTCACGCTCGCCGCCGCCGTAGATGGTTTGGTCAGGTCGGTTCATTGGTGAAAGTCGGCGGCGGTGAGACGGCTAGTCATATCTGTAGATCAGGTGGTCTATCGGCACTCCAGTTGCTTCCTCGAAAGTCTTTGCGTCAAACGGGAACTTTGCTGCTCTTTGGCCTGCATTTAGGCCCATGCGTGATTGGGTCAGACGGGCTTCGGCTTCACCTGCGAGGCGGCGATACCATTCACTTGCTACCGTCTTTTGTAGATCGGATTCGATTGCGGGAGAAATGTTTTTGAGCGTTGGAAGATAGTTCTTATTGTAATCGTCAAGAACTTCCTTCGTTACCTCCTTCTGCCCCCACGCCTTTTGAGCGTATTCCTCAACCGGCATTGCTTGCTTCATCTGCTTCATACGTTCCGCAAGCATTCTACGGGCTTCGTCGCTACCTGCCGCTCCTTCCTTGCCCCACATACGAGGATCGCGGAAAGCCATATCAGGACCCCCACCCCTAGCGAATCCTTCTCTTTGTTGGATAGCGTGTTGGAGTTCGTGGAGTAATTCGCTTTGCCCCGCATCTTTGCCTACAAAAGTGGCATCACCTACTTGCGATGCTCCCAATCTGTCTTGAACTCCAATAGTGTTCTTTGACAGGTCATAAGACGAAGAAAGGGGCTGATGCTGGAGTACGGTATTAACAGGGGCAGGGGAGTCGTATTTGATGCCGTGACCTTTAACAGAGTGATACAAGTCATCAGCATAAGAAGGGTTCAATCTTGCCAAGTTATCCGGTATCTCAAACCGCCACTTACCATCCGGCCCAATACCCCATCCGGTTTCTTTCCAGACTTTTGCGGGGTCTTCGCCGGCTTTCAGCATCTTCTCGGCCAGAGCCAGCTTCGCTATGTCAGCGGTCTTTGCGCCTTTCCCGGCGAAGATTCCAGCCATACTAGGCACAAACGGCAACACCCCCAACGCATTCAACGCGGCGTCTCCATAGTTGCCTTTGCGGACATCATCCACAGCAAGTCCCGCTGACAACGCAGACCCGACCACCCCTGGCTCCATGCTGCCCACTTCTGCGGCTGTGCGGACGTTCTCAGGCGTCCATTCCTGATTCAACGCACCACCCGGAGCCGCATCTCCGACATACTGCTTGAGCGCATCCAGCAATCTCGGACTACGGGAAATCGCAGCAGTCTTCTGTTCAGCCATGACCTGCGGAACCCCGCGAGCAACTGCCAAGCCCAGACGGCGGAGCAGTTTGGAGGCTGAAGGACCGTCTTCCCCTTCAACCTCCTCGGCTTTTTTTGCTTCACCACCTTTTTGAAAGCGCTTGGCTGACAAGCCTTCTTTCGTGAGCGTTGGCTGCTCCAAGGTCGGTGCACCCAAGGTGTTTTGCATCAGCCCACGCGCCTGGTTCTCCGCCGCACGCTGCTTGAGCGCGTACTGCTTGGCCAAGGCCCGCAGCTCCGCTTGGGCCGACTTCGCTTTCTTGGGCTTGAACTCCTGGCGCTCGGTCAGCGAGCCCGCCTCCATGCCCATTTCCTTGGGCGTCTGCGCCCCACCGCCCGTGGCAGGCAGTCGCGTGCGCGACATCTTCGGCGTCTGGCCGCTTGGCTGGATCGACGCCAGCATGCGCTTGGCCTCGCTCGCGTAGTCGTCCACCGTCGGGCCTTCCTCTTCATCGGCCATGTTGCTCGCATCCACCAGGGCACGCATGGCGTCGATGTCCACCTGCCCGCCTTTGGCAAAGCCTGGCGGCATCACCATGCCCGGCGCATAGATGCGGTTACCCAAGCGATCCACCATCACCCCAGCGTTTTGCTGCCCGCCCAGCATCGCAGGCGACAGGTTCGGGTTGACCGCAATCATGTTCTGCGGCGACGGACCTTGGTTCATGGCCAACGGGTTGTAAGGCGCGCTGATGGTGCCCGGCGTCCCGCCTTGGAACGCAGGCTGCTTCACCTGCTCGGGTGCTGCAGCTTGGGCCGGGGCACTCGTGCGACCAAACAAGCGCCGCACACCACGGGCCACGCGCCCAATAACACCGCCTTTGAACTCCGGCAAACCGGTTGCCGGGTTAATGGTTCCTGCTCCGCCCATCTTCTTGAGCACCGCCATGGACTCAGGCGACAGATAGGCCAGGAGCTCGTCGCCACCGCGCCCGGCTGCCGAAACGCGGTCCACGGCTTCCATCACCTGGTCCTTGGACAGTTTGCCTTTGCTCGTGATCTCTTCGAGCATGCGCATGAGCGCTGCATCATCGTCCGGTGCGGACAGGTCGTCCATCATCTTGCGGGCCTGGCCCATAGGTTCTTTTTCCACGGGGCCTCCTTCGGCCATGAATCGGTTCGAGATGGACATCGAACCGAAATTGAACTGATCAGGGTTGCTTAC